TCAATATCAACTGGACCATTATAAATGTTAGTATTCAAACACCCCAAATATTATGAAGAGATGCGCAGGCGCGCGAAGCGCGAACAGGAGCTCGAGCGCAAGCTCGCGAGCCGGGGGGGAGGGTGGGCCCTAGGGTCACAAGCAAGCATTGTCAATAAAAAAATAAAAGTTGACAATTTAAGTTTAATAGTTATTATGGGATATTATAAGAAAGGATAATTTATGTTAATAAAAGACGCTAAAAAAATCACGGACAGTTTTACAAAAACTTCTAAAATGCCGGGGCTATCTTACAGCCTGCCGGCGTGGGCCTGCAAAACTGGGTCCAAGCTTTCAAAAATTCCTGGCACGCCGTGCTTCGGATGTTATGCAATGAAAGGAAACTATATTAGATATCCTGCAATTAAGCAGGCGCAATATAGAAGACTTGAAGCAATCAACCACCCGCAATGGGTCGAAGCGATGGCCGTTAAAATTAAAAATCAAAAGTGGTTCAGGTGGCACGATGCCGGAGACGTTCAAAGCGTCGAGCATATGGCCAAAATATTGGAGGTTGTAAGGTTGACACCTAACACCCGCCACTGGTTACCGACTCAAGAGCGCCAATTTTTACCGGATCCAAAAGACGTTCCGGATAATTTAGTCATAAGATTATCACGTTCAAAAATAGACGGCCCGAGCTCCAGCGCTTGGAGCCACGAGTCAGGAGTCACGACGTCCGAGAATAGAACGTGTCCCGCTCCGGATCAGGGCGGCAAGTGTTTAAGCTGCCGTAAATGCTGGGACAAAAGAGTTCAAACCGTGGTATATGGTAAACACTAAAATGAAAAAAAATATAGTAAGTAAATATTTAAAAAAGTTCGGTTTAAATAAATGTAAACAAGTTGTTTACATAATGCGCACAAGCGAGGACGAATACCCAAAAAATAAATATCCTAACTGGGAAGATTATATAAAAGCTAGTCAAAGTTGTGGCCCTTGGTTTATATGTAATGATACAATTGAAGAGCTTCAATATCAACTGGACCATTATAAATGTTAGTATTCAAACACCCCAAATATTATGAAGAGATGCGCAGGCGCGCGAAGCGCGAACAGGAGCTCGAGCGCAAGCGAGCGAGCGAGCGAGCGAGCGAGCGGGCGGGTGGGCCCACGAGCAGCAAGCAGGGCAGCGAGCGAGCGAGCAAGCTGAACGCGGATAATTCAGAACGGTTCGTTGAGGGCGCAAGGTCGCGAGCGGTTAAGCGTTCGACGGAGCGTTGATCAACACTCGTTGAATGTGTTCCCAATCGTTGATGGCGAGGGAAGGCGTATCGCGGTGGTCTTCAAGCAGACCGTGGATCGATTTACTCCCGTATAATTTAACCAGCTTAAGGGAAGGCTGGTTAACAAGGATAAAGTTACGTTTTTTTCTAGTTAAGTGAAACAATTTTTGATGTGGACTGAACGATATTTTAGGGGACCGAATCACCTTAAGCTCAACCATAAAGAATCCACAAGAATCGTGGTATCCCAACAAATCTGGAACACCAAAGGATGCCCAGGACTCCAGTCTGGTCCACTGAATTAGGGGTGTTTTCTTCTTAACTAATTGCCAAAATTTGCTCTCTGGTTTCACCTGATTTTTATACAATATACGTTACATTAATGTAACTAAAAACGTAAGTTATTTTGCATAATGAACCTTTATTTGATATAAAAGTGTAGTTATGAAGACTGTAATACCTAGAAAAATGGGAAGACCTCCGGCTCTTACAAGAAGGCAGAAGAAGTTTGCTGAATTATATATCTTTGATCGAGGTAAAAAAACCAAGACTCAATGTGCCTTTGAGGCAGGATATAAAAATAGAGCATCAGCTACAGCATCAGATCTAACAAATCCTAGAAAGTATCCATTAGTTTGTGATTACATACTTAAACTAGATAAAGAACAAGAAAACAGATTTAGAATAAATAAGTCTATTCATATGCAAGATCTTGGTAAAATTAAAAATGTATCTATGGAACAGCCTTCTACATATTCTGTTGCTCAAAGAGCAGAAGAAAATAGAGGTAAAGTTATGGGTTACTATAAAAATGAAAACATTAATACTAATGTAAACATTGAAATAGATGCTATGTCCAAAGAAGATTTAGTTAAAGAATTTGATAGTTTCTATAAAGAAAAGATGAAGGATGTTACTCCTACAAAAGCTTCAATAAAATCAAAAGAAGAATTAAACCCTGATACTGATTCAGAGTAGCAATAAATCTATTAAATATTTTTTTTGGAAATTTTTTGGCTAGTGACCATTTGTTTGTCACTCCTTCGTATTGTTCCGCCATTTGTTTCTCCTTGTGGGTTAGGCCCTCGTACTGGTGGTATCTCTTTCCATTTTACGTCAGGCATATTTTTTGTTAGCGTAGGATTAAAGTTTTTAGTTTTGTTCATTTATTTTTTCCATCTTAATTATACACCCTTTTGGGAACACATTTCTATCACTAAATAACTCATCATTTACTTCATAAGATGCAAAAGTTCTTACGTTTTTTTTATCTTTGTTTAACAAATAAGCGTGAGTTACCATTATAGAAGGCATAAATCCTTCAGCTGTGTGTAAGTCTGCGTGCCCTGCATCGCCTGTAATATCTGCCCAGGTAATTTTATAGAAGTAATATCTTTTCTTTTTGATAGTAATGCATTTGTATTTAGATTTTTTAGGATGTCTCATAATTATCTTATACTGTATAGGGAGATTTTTGGGCAAAAAAGTTTTCTAAAATAAAAAAAAGGTCGCGCGCGTCGAGTAGGGTAAAAACGTAAGCTGTGCCACGGTAGAAATTTTCATTTGCTTAAATAAGCTAGCAATACCAACAACCTGTGCCACCTGTGCCACGGTAAAAAATTCTCTTGGCACACTTACTATTGGCTTATACCAACACTTCTAGTCTAAAAACGTATGCTGTGCCACTGTGCCACCGACTTTTTTTTGATGGAAAAAAAAACTAATGCCCCCAGATCTCCACTTACCTTGGCACACTATCTATTTTTCATACCCATTTTTGTCAAAAATGTGACAGTTGACCCATTTGTGCCACAATTGATTATCTTTTTAACTCCAGATCCTTCTAGATCTAGGGTTGCATAAGGCTTCCACTCTTTACGAATTAGATTTAGTTCTAAAATCAGATTCGACCATTGCTTCTGCGTTATGTTTTCGCTCGTTATAGTCACCTTTTTCATAGTCTATACACAATTTACCTTCTAGATGGTCCAGTTCGTGCTGTATGCACCTGGCTGCTAGATTGTAAAATGTTTTTTGCTGCTCCTTTCCTTCTTCATCTCTGTACTTTAGAATGATTCTAAGGTCTCTTCTAACTTCTCCTGTTTTACCTGGAGCTGAAAGACAACCTTCATTATCACATAATGTTTCAGTAGATTTCTTAACAATTTCTGGATTAAAAAAAACTTGAGGTTTATCTCCTGCTCTAGATGTATCCATCACAAACATTCTTTTGGTATACCCAATTTGAACAGCAGCTAATCCTATGCCGTGGTGTTGATACATAGCTCTATACATAAATTTAATAAGTCTACTGGTTTTATCATCCAGTGGAAAAGTAACGTCTTCACTTACTTTTCTTAATAAAGGGTCAGGATACTTGACTAATTCTATGTACATAGGTGCCTCCTAGTCTCCCAGTCAGCACCTATTCGCGCGTTATCCATTATGGATTCTATCACTTTTGCCTGTAAGTTGTTGATTGAAGGAATGTCCGTCTTGGGTCTTTTTTCAAGACTACCCTCCAGGCAGCAGAACTATTTTGTTTACCAATTAATTGGCTTTGTTGTAATTCTATTTTACCTATTTCATTTAGGCCACCTTGATCGTTTTCCATATAAATAAAACAATCTGATATGGATGTACCTTTATTACCGTTAGTGAATTTTTCTAGCACTTGCTGAAGATCTCTCAATCTTAGACTCATTTATCCTCCTTGATATAACTCTAATTAATTCATACCACTTACGGCCCCACATTTCTCTTACTTCACCACTAGTCTTCCAATAAGTATTGGCTATATTATCCAATCTTCTTTGGTCTCGTTTTATAATACTCATCTACCCTCCTTAAAAAGTTATGCATATGTTTTTGAAACTCCAAACCTTCAATAACAAATTCCTGATAATAATTATCTTTACTACACATCATAATCACACCTTTAGAAATTTTTGTGTTGAACAAGATATTATGAGCCATTGCGTAAGCTGCTAACTGAAGACAATAATCTCCAATCCATTCTTTACGTTTTGGTTTGTTAGTTTGCTTGAAGTCTATGATGGCGTCTTGATTTTTATGTACGCCTACTAAATCTGTTTGGCCTGCATATAATCCTGGGTAATACAAAGTACATTCTGTGCCATAAAATTCTGTCATATTACATAATCCTCTTTGAATAACTTGTAAGGCCATATTGTGAGCTTGCTTACCTACATTGGTTTCATCTAAATAACCTTCTTCTAATACATACTTCTCTAGAATCTTATGCATTGCTGTGCCTCTCGTGGCACTCTCACTCATTATCCGCGCTGCACGCTCCTCTCCCTCCCTAGCACGCCAAGCGGCTAGCGATTCGCGTTTCTCGGCCGGCTGTGTGATGTCCAGGATCGTTGTAACACTTGGTAACTTTTCTTTATCAAACACATAGTGTCGTTTACCTTCTATCTTCTCTCGTTGAGTCTTGGGGTACTTATAACAGTTATTTCTTTTCATCTTATATCTCCAGTTATAACCTTGTAAATCGTACCGA